TTTCAAAAAACTGGATTAGAAATTTTAAAAGACATGAAACCAAGAATTTTCGATTGGATTCAAGAAGACAAGGGAGATAATATTTTTGGGTTTGTTGCTCAAGAATTAGAAGAGGTTATGCCTACAGCGGTTATGCAGAAAAAAATTAAATCTATAAATGTTACAGCTATCGTTAGTGTACTAGTTAAAGGCGTACAAGAATTAAAACAAGAATTGGACTTAATAAAAAATGGCTAAAAAAGCAGTTACGCTTCCAATAAACACGCCACCTCTACAAAATGTAGATGGAATGGTTTTAGACCAATTAAGTGAAACATTATATGATGGGTTTATTGATGAACTTGGCAACACGAACAAACGTGCTGGGCTAACACCGCACACTGATCTAGGCTCATTTAAACGCTCAGAAGGTGCTTATTGGTTCGAGAATCAAGAAATGGCTTTATTTCATAGTGATGGTAGTATTTATAAAGTTAAAGACGATTCTGGAACTGTGGTTAATATCACCAATACTGGTGATAAAATCTCAAGTGATGGCAGAGCTGTGTTTGCTGACAATGGGACTACGTTTGTTGCTTGTAATGGGTCTAAAATTGTATATAGTAATGGAACTGCTAATACGGCATTTGTAACCGATGCAGACGCTCCAACAAATGTAAGTCATGTTGCTTTTCTCGACCATTATTTAATTTGTAATAATGTCGGCACAGGGAAGTTTCATTGGTGTGACTTCACAAGTGACTCGTTTTCCTTCAGTTCTCTTGATTTCACAACTGCTGAATCCAATCCTGACAACTTAATTGCGTTGTTTGTGGTTCGGCGGACAATTGTTTTGATGGGATCATCTACCATCGAATTTTATCAAAATAATGGGTTGTCTCCCTTCGCCAGACTCAACGGAATGGAAATTGGAAGAGGCATTATGGCTAGACACGCAGCAGTAAATGTGAATGGAATTTTGTATTTTTTCGATGATAAACGCAGATTATGTTTATTAGACGGATATAGGCTAACGCAACTTTCAACTGCATTTGATAAACCAATTCAAGCAATGTCTACAGTATCAGACTGTGTAGCTGATTACGAGCATTATGATGGTATTAATCAAATACGGTTTACATTTCCTACTGAGAAGCGGAGTTTTGTTTATAATTTAGATTTAAATTACTGGTCGGAGGATTCTTATTACAACTCAAGCTCAAATGAAAGAGAAAATTATCTTGGTTTTACCTATGTTTATGCCAAAGGATGGAATCAGCATTTAGTCGGGTCACGCTACACAGGAGAGGTTTTTAAGCTTGATAAAACAACATATACAGACAATGTTCAACCAATACGTTTTTCTAAGACAACAGGTCATATTGACCATGATCTTCCTCATAAAAAAAAGCGTTCGTATTCTATAACATTTCGATTTAAAACAGGGGTTGGTATTGGAACTAATAACAACACAGAGCCTATGGCTACAATTCGATGGCGAGATAATGGGTCGCAAGTATGGGGTAATTACCGCCAAATACCATTAAAAATACAAGGTGATACAGAATTTATTTATAAAATTTCAAATTTAGGCTCATATTATACTAGACAATACGAAATCACATTTTCTCAAGATGCTCCTTTTATTATTGGAAAAGCAGTCGAAGAGGTCGAAATATGAGTCGGTTTGCTATTCCTAACTTTCGAGCAAGCACAGCAGATGAATCTTTACCTTATTTTGATTTGGTGATGAATAAAATGGCCAATAGTGTTTATTTGCAAACTAAAATTAAAGACATAGGAACTTGGAATATGGATACTACAGCTTCTAAAGTTGTGGCTTTTTCATTAGGAATTGATATTAAGCTTATAACGTCCATTAACGTCATGATTTTAAATGATGATTTGGATGAGATTTTTAATTTTAATGAGGGGGCGACAAGTATAAAATACGATGCTACAAATGGGGTAACTTTAACCAGAACAGGATCAGGTATTTTTGATGGAACAGATTTTGATTCAACGAGTAATAACAGGGGGTACGTTACTGTATGTCATACGACTTAAAAATAAAAGAAGCTGAATTAAAAGATATTGATGCTGTTATTGAAATAGCTAAACGGTCTTTTTATAAATACGATTTAAAAAAGTACGGAATGTCTTTTGATTTAGATTCTGTTGAGGCTACTTATAAAGGGGCAGTCTTACACGAAAGTCAAAAACTATTTATTGCATTTCATAACGACATTGTTGTGGGGGGGTTACAAGCTGTTATTGTCCCAACAATGTTTAATTTTAATAAAAGAATTATTAGTGAATTTGGAATGCAAGCTGATCCAAATTTATCAACCATAAAACAATCAAGAATAATTTTATCGTTGATAGCTCATTTAGAAGATTATGCAAAAGAAAAAAAGATAGATTTAATTTCATTTAGCATATCACCTGAGTTTGATATTTCGCAAAAATTAATTAAAAAAAATTATAAACTTTCAGATAAAGTTTTAATTAAGGAGGCATATTAATGGCAGTAGGAAGTGGAACAGCATGGGCAATAGGAACTGGAATAACATGGGCAATAGGAACTGGAGTAAAAAAATATAAGAAAATGAAAAAGGGCATTAAAGCAGCAGCACTTGCAACACAACTTTTAGCTGATGAACAAAAAGCTGAAAATAAACGATTGGCAAAAGTGCTAGAAAATGCAAAAGTTAAAACGTTGGAGGATTTAGAAACTACAGAATCATCCATTTTAGCAGATTTGAATGAATTTGAATTAGAGCAAACTAAATTAATTTTGTCCACAGCCGAACAGTTAAATATCTCAGTAACAGAAGGTTTAGATGCTTTAAACACGCAGATTGATTCAGCAAGAGAATCTGAGTTAAATGCTTTAATAGAATCAGGAAAGTTGAGCATGAATGCTTTATCGGAAGGGTATACAAACGCTGCTGGTAAATTAGCTACATCACAACAAGAAATTTTAGCTAACTTAGAAGAAAAGCAACTTATCAGCAGAAACGATATTATTTCTGCTAGGGATTTAGCTATTAATGAATATGATAACCAAGAGTCTAAATTATTGGAGGACATGTTAGTTTCTGGATTTATCACAAAAGAAGAGGCCGAAGCTGGGGCAGCCTCATCTATTGGGGGCTTGTTAGGATTTTCTAAAAGAGCTATTGAAAGTTTAAGCCCAACATCTTTAGCTGGAAGAAGAGCGTTGGAGCAACAAAAAATATGGACAGGTATTGCTACAGAACAGGAAATAAGTGATTTTGAAGCAAATTATGGTGATCCCACAGATTTTTCAAGATCACCACTTTATCAATTCCAATTACAAGAACAAGAAGAAGCAATCACCAGAATGCAAAAAGCTAGAGGGGGATTTTTGTCTGGAGCTGGAGCGAAAGAACTTTTAGAAAAAGGGTCGCAACGTCTAGCAGCAGAAGAGTCGCAACGTCAATATGCTCGATTAGAAGGGCTAAGGGGTGCAGGGCAACAGGCTGATCGTGATATCGCTTCTACATTAATGCAAGCTGGTCAAATGGCTCAGGACTACACGGCTAGAAAAGCAGAAAATATAGGGGCTATTAGAACAAGAGCAGGAGAACAGTTAGCAGGAATGGGAAGAGATTACGCTGATTTAGAAGCTGGTATAAGAGAACGTTATGGTTTATCAATAGCAGAGTTAGAAGTCAACTTGGGTAGAGAAAAATCGAAACTTTTAATCGACAAATATAAAGAAAAAAATCGAATTGAACAGCTTTATACTGGATTGCGTCTTCAAGCACAAGCCGAAGCAAATGCGAGACGAACTGGGATTACTGAGATTTATGGTTCGGTTGCAGAAGACGAAGACAAAAAAAAATATGGCATTGGCGGTACGGCTAGAAGGCAGTTAGGAAAAGACACCGCTGCTGCAAGACAAGGGATTGCACAAAACATGGCAACTTTACGGAAAGATACTCGGTTGGGAACAGCTTCACAAGTAGCTGATATTGGGCTTAAAGGGTCTCAATTAAGCAATCAACTTGCCTTACAAGCAGGCGATTATCGCTTACAAGCAGCTTCATTGCCATTTCAAACATTTATGGGCATAGCTAATATTGGAGCTAGTTTAGGTGGAGCTGCTTTAGGGTCTAAGGGATTTGGAGGATCAACCCCTAGTTTTACAAATTGGACAAATTCCAGAGATTGGACAACTGGTTACGGAAACTATGCTTAGGAGGTATAAATTATGAGCGCAGGTATAAATCAAGCTATAGAAACAATGTCTAACTTAGGTACTACCTTTGTTGATTCGTATCAAAAAGGGTTGTCTATGAAGATGGGATTGGAGGAAAACAGACGAAAAAAAAGAAAAGAATCATTTGCTTATGCAAAAGACTTAAGTAATCAATATCAAAGTTATTTAGAAAAATTTGGCGAACCTGCAGCGGAACAATTTTTAGATCATAGTTTAAATAGCGAACAATCAAAATTTTATAACATACCTAAAAATTGGAGGCCAAATCCGACAGGGTCAGCATTAAATTTTACTGGTGAAGAAGCAATGAAACAAATGTTAAATTATTTAGGTTTGGAAGATAATGAAAAGGGACGAGAAGCAGTAAATTCCCATTTAAAAGCTCAAGGGCTTACAATAGAAAATACTTTATATTTTAACGTTTTTGGAAACAATCCTGGAAAATTTGATAGTGAATATTCACAAAAAAAAGCTGGTGTAGTGTTAGATTTACAAACAAAAGAAGCTTCACTAAAAAAAGCAAAAAAAACACGTAAAGGGCCAGAAAACATAAACTCTTTAGTAAATGTTTGGGTTAATGATTTAAATAATGAACTTGAGACACCAGAAGATGCATTAAGATTTAAGAAATGGGTTAATACTATTTATCCAGAGTATTATGAGTTTATGAATAACCTATCAAACAATGATGTTATTAAAGCTTCCAAAGTAATTCCAGTAGGTACAAACAAAACAAGAACTAGTGAGGAAGTAAATAAAGACATAATAAATGCAGAAAGAAGAATCGCAGTTTTAGAAAGAATGGAAAAAACAGCATCTAATAACCCAACTGTTTTAGCACAAACAAAACACATCGCTAAAAGTGTTGGAAGTGCGTTAAAAGGTCAACCAGCAGATACAGAAACGAAATTAGAAACTCCAAAAGATATACTTAATAAAAGTATAGAAAAACAAAGAAAACTATTAGAAGAATTAAATAAAGAATTAGAAAATGTTAATAATGCCCAAGAAAAAAAAGATTTATCAGTAGATGATACATCTATTGGGGGAGTAGCTAGCAAAGGAACGGATTTAGGGTCTGGATATACATTAGTACCATAAAAATATGACAATATACAAAATAAAAGCACCTGATGGAAGAATATTAAAAATAGAGGGAGATACTATGCCCTCTATAGATATTATTCAAAAAGCCCATGAATTATCTTTAAAGAAAAATGATAAAGAACCTGAAACACCAGAAGAAAAAGAAAGTTTGTTGTTTAGAACATTAGATAACTTAAATCGACCTCAATATGCAATTGCTAATGCAATATATCAAAAATATAAAGGTGGCGATGTCAGTACAGGGCAAGCTCTTTGGGATGGTTTAACGTTAAAAGAAAAAAAATCTGTTGGGGATACGTTGAGAGATGTTGTACAACCTGAAACACCGTTTGGAAAAGCTGCTGTTTTTGCTGCTGGATTTGCAGGAGATGTCTTAACTGATCCTTTAACGTATGCTGGGGTTGGCCTGATAAACCGAGCAGGAAAAACAATAAAGGCAGGCTCAACAGCAGAAAAAATGACTAAGGCAGCTAGGTTAGCTAATAAAGATAAAGAATCAAAAGCTGTTTTAAAACTGGGAAGTTACGAAATCCCTAAATCAGAAAAAGTTATTGATCCTTTAGCTAGAGGGTTAGGGCAAGCTGGAATGAGGATACGTGAAGATTTAGGCCCTATATCTGATGCAATTAATAAATTAACAACTGTCTCCACACGAATGAGGCCAAAAGGGGTTGATCCTGTTGAATGGGAAAAGTTCTTAACCGCAAAAGATAGAGCAAAAAACATCGAACGATCCGTTCAATTAACAGCAATCGAGAAAAGTAAAGAAATGCTAAAAGCGTTTAAAGAAGAAGGATTGTCAGAAGATCAAATTGCTAAGATTTCAAATGAAATAGAAACAGGGGTAGCACAAACAACAAAAGGTGGAAAAATAGCAGAAGAAACACAACAAAAGTTTCAAGATATGTATAAAAATGTTGGGGTTACAGGTAAAGAGATTATTGATGAAGATGGGTATGAGTATCTTCCGCACGTTAGTTTAAAGAAAAATAAAAAACTGCAAGATGCTATTGGCATCAAAAAACGTGAATTTACTACAAAATCACCAGCCGACATTAAAAGAACAATTTTAAAGTATACTGACGAAACTGGAAAACAATTTGTTATGTCTACAAAAACAGGAAAAGTTTTTCAAGATGGAAAGAAAGTAAAGACGTTTAAAAAAGAAAAAATAAAAGAATTAGAAGATTCAGGCAACCTATCTCAAGCAACAATATACGATATCAACAAAGCGTATGGCGAAACTGTATTTTCTTCTGATCTGCCTAGTTTGATTGCCATTCAAGGTATGCGAACGGCAAAAGTTGTTGGTGGCGATACCATGTTTAAAAGTATGGCCAAATTAGGCAAAACAAAACCTAAGACAGTTAAAGGCGTTGATTATGTTGAATCAACAGCTCCTGAACTTGCTGGTAAATATTTTCATCCTGATGTTGCAAAACATATAGATGCAACAAGACAGTTTTTATTGGATGGAAATAGTGATAATGAATTTATCAAAAATTTTAATAAAATTCAGAATGTTTGGAAGAGTACCGCAACGTACTGGAACGCAGCTTTTCATACCAGAAATGCACTAGGCAATATATGGCAGAACTCGTTAGCTGGTGTAAATAATCTGAAAGATTATATGAGGGCAATAAAAATCCAATTTCAAGGCACGAAATTAAATAAAGCAGACGAAAAATTAATGAAAGAGTATAAAGAACAAGGCTTAATGAGAGTAGGACATTTGTCAGGTGACATTCAACATAGTATTGAAAATGATATTATGTCTGCTTTTGACATTCTAAAAAAGAAGAAAAACCCATACGAGGTAATGAATAAGGTGGGAGGGCAGTTAGGAGATGCTGTTGAAACAAATGCAAAACTAACTCATTTTATTGCTAAAAGAAAGGAAGGATTATCTCCTTTTGACGCAGGACAATCGGTTAAAAAACATTTATTTGATTATGAAGATTTGACTGAGGTAGAAAGAAAGTATTTGAAAACATTTATGCCGTTTTATACGTTTACTAGAAAGAATTTTCCTTTACAGTTTGAAGCGTTAATTAAAACGCCTTCCAAGCAAACTAAATTAGTTAAATTAAAAAACAATGTAGAGGTGTTGCAAGGAGATGATGAAACTAGTCATATTTTACCAGAATGGTTGAAAAATGCGGCTCCTGTTTATGTAGGAACAAAAGATGGCAAAGTTAGATATATTAAACTCGAAGGGTTCTTGCCTGTATCGGATATAGGAAAAATTACAGAGCCTGCCCAAGAAATGCTAAATATGCTGTCTCCTGTATTAAAAGCTCCTGTAGAACAAATTTCAAATTATAACTTCTTCTTTGGACGGCCTTTAACCAAGCAAAAAGGAACTAAAGGGTTTACTGGCTATGGAGAAAAAGACCTGTTATGGACAAGAATACCTGGAAGGTTAGACCATTTAGCGACACTTTTCCGTCCAATTAGAGAGATTGATAAAATTTTCGGTGACAAATACAAAGATCAAAACTGGATTGAAAAGTCTACAAATTTAGTTCTAGGTGGAAAAGTGTATGAATATGACGTTAAAGACTTATTAAAACAGTTTGATTATATTACAGAAGATGAAGCACGAGGAATTAAACGAGAAATTAACATATTAAAAAAACGAATAAGAAAAAACCCAGAACAAAGAGAAGACATTAGAAAAGATATCAAAACGCTAACTTTGCTTTATAAAAAAGCAAAAAGAGACGCAGCAAAAGCAAAAGGAAAGGCCAGAGCTGGGTTAAGAAGGAATAGAGATGTCTAAATCACATTTTGAGTTTGATTTTTTATACAAGGATAAAAAAAAATGCCAAATGAATTAAAACTAGGGTTATGGAAACCTATTGCGATTAGTGCTGTATCAATTTTAATGGCGGGGTTTCCGATGTATTTTCTTCACAACAATAAACCAACAATGACCACGGTTAGTAAGATGATTCGCCAAGAAGCACCATTAGCAATAGAAAATGAGCTTAGAGAAATAAAATTAACTCAAAAAAGCTTAGAAATTCAACTTGCAAGACAATCTGTCCAAATTGAACAAATCTTAACCGAAGTCAGAAAATGAAAATAAGTAAAAATTTTCATGATTATGAATTTAAAAACATCAAACCAGATTTAAATTTATTAACTTTATTACAAGCAACTAGAGATGCTATTGATTGCCCTATAAAGATTACTGATAGTATAAGAACCATTCAAGATCACATCGAAATATATAAAAAAATATATAAAGATGATTGGTTTGAAAAGATTCCTTGGGGATCAAGACATCTTCCATGTTGGGAGACCCCTAACTTACGTGCTGTGGACATTAAAGCAAAGAAGAAAGATGGATCGTATTGGAAGGGTGGAATTTTAGCTGAGGCGGTAAAAGAAGAGGCTAAGGCGTTAAATATTCATATAGGGTTAGGCGTGGGAAAAGAGTTCTTACACATAGATGTTGATAGAAAACAATTTACTACGTGGAATTATGATTACTAAATTTTCAATCTTTTGTTCTCGTCATTTTCTTTTACAACATCATCGGGATCATTGTAATCCATGACTTTTTCGTTTCTTTTTTCGTTTGCCTCAATAAGTTCCTTTACATCAACCATTTCAATTGCAATGTAATGCCTTAAGTTTTCTAAAAGCTCGTCACCCTTTTCAGATTTGGCAATTTCGGATACAAAAACTTCTTCTTCTGATAATGTTTTTTCTACTTTTTCAGGTTCTTTTTTTGTTACTTGAATAGGTTTTTTTATCTCAACTGGGATAACTTTGAGGCTCATGTTTTTATTTTACCACAATTTAAGCAAAAGCAAACTTAGGAATAGAAGAATTTTCTTTAATTGGAAAAAAATCACCTAAACTTACAATCGAAAGATCAAATTTATCAGTTCCTGAACTTGAACCGTCATGAATAATGTTGTCAGTGGGGGCTAAATAACCTTGTCCTACATCTAGCTTAATTCTTTTAACTGAATAATTCGGAAACTTTTCAAAAAACTTTTTAGGAAAAAATCCTAAACATCGTTTAATTTCTATCAATTCATTTTCATTAATCATATTGTATTTGACGCAATCATCAACGTTCAAATTACAAAATAAAAAATAACGTGGGTCTGGGCCTAAGTTAATAGAAATTCTAGGTCTCGTTTTATCTCTTTCACAATAAGAAACACCATTTCTTCCAAAAGCATCTCTATCATCAATATGCAGTCCAACAAAACGTTTTTTATATTTATCAAACGAAACGGTTTCTAAGCCTGGCTGACTAAACGCAATTTCACTAAGAGCAATATCTTTATTATCTTGCGTAAATTTTAAAAAGAATGGTATTAATTCGTTTTCTAAAAACAAGTTCCATTGGCTTGTTTTTTGAATAGCTAAAATATCATCAGCGTTATTAGCTTTATTAAATTCAAAACTTAAAATTCCCTCTTTCATGCTAGGGGAAACATCAAAAATTAGAATGTCTTTTTGTTGTTTAAAATCGTCTTTATTTTTTAGTAACAAAATATCTTTATCTTTTTCACAACATTCAACCCAGTCTGTATTTGGAAGCACTGAATTTACTGAATAATGCAAAAAATTCTGATTATCTTTTAAATAATAAGCCCCTGTGTTTTTTTCAATTAAAGCCTTGCTTTCTAAAAACACTTTAGTGCCAGATAATAAAGGCATGTTATCCAAAGGTTCATCAAACGATTCTAAATAACAATCAATTAATTTTTTTATTTGTAAATTGCAGGCTACTGTTTCAGTGGAAGCAAAAGAACCTGTTTCATAAAATTTATTGGCAGGCCGACCTCCACCACAAAAAGAAAAATAGTCGCATTTATTTTTACATTCGCTAATGCCTTTATTGATTTGATTTTTTAATTTAATAAAATTTTTGTTTTTTAATAAATCTTTAATCTCTTTTATTTTGTAAATATTACCAACTGACATTTCTTGTTGACCTGCCATTTCAGGACAAAATGTATATAAATCACCATTCGTTGTACACGTTAATATATTTAATGGATTAGCGACATCTTGCGAGGCAACAAAGTTTTTATTTTCTAAAAACGAATGGACATTACTCCTTGTTTGCTGAAATTCTCGAATATTTACTTGGGGATGTTTTTTGTTTAATTTTTGCAATGTTTTTATAAAAGCCTTATATTTTATGTAAACAGACTCGCTTCCTTTAAGGCTTGATTGCTCATTGTTTAGTTCCATTTCTTCAACATTAAATGCAAAGTTATATAGTTTGTTATTTAAAAAGAAAAAAAAGAACTCTTCTGGAAAATCTAAGTGTGTTTTAGTTACAACAGCAAGGGGTGATACTGGAATATTATGATCTTTTAAAAGCTTCACTTTTTCCATTACTTTTTCATGTGTTGAAGAGCCATCCCACCCACGCCGACTTGCATCATGCAAAAAAGCAGGGCCATCCAAGGATAGACTTGCTGTCATTTTGTTTTTTTTAAAAAAATCTATCCATTTCTCAGTAAATAATGTCCCATTTGTTTGTACGGTTTTTATAATTCTTATATTTTTTTGATTATGCTTATCAATTAACTTAAAAATCTCGTCATACATATGCATTGGCACAGTTAGAGGTTCGCCAGAATGAAAAAGGATTTGTAATTTTTCTTTTACGATATTTGAATTTAGCACTTTTTCAAGCAATAAATCAACAGTTTTAATGTCAATTTTTTGGCTATTTCTTCTATCTTTTTCTGGTATATAGCAATAGGTACAATTTAGGTTACATTTCGAGCTTGGTTGGATAATTAATAAATTAAGATTACCCTCCACCATAATTACCAAAGTTATCAAATCCATTTCGCCAACCATGATTTGTCCAATTTGAGACTTTTGTTATTTTTGGTTTATTATCATCTTTTTTTGATTTTTCTTCTTTTATAACATTTTCTAAATTTGAAACTTTTTTCAAAAGCATGTTTTCTTTATTTGAATCTAAGTTTTGAATTGACATGTATGAAATCTCCCTTTTTGTTTTCTTTTATTTTATTGATATTTATATAAAAGTTTATTATAATGGTTTATTAAAAAAATGCAACACAATAAAATTCAATCCATTACTGTTATACCTGAAAGACCTATAAAACCTACTTATTATATAGTCAAAGAAGACCCAAATTATTTTGGCTCTGGTTTATATACTGGAAGGTGCAAAAGAGGATTTTGTTCTGACTTAAAAAAAATTGTATGCCGAGCCGATGGGCAAGGGAAATTAGAGGTCAAAGGGGTGGATAAAACTTGGATTTATGAAGGAAATTGGGATTTTGGTTCTGCCAGCGGTTACGGAGAATGCACAATTTGGCATCACGAAAAAACGACAGAAAATGAAAAAGGTGATATTAGCGTTTATAAAGGGCAATGGAAAAACTCTGCTCATGAAGGGCAAGGCGAACATGTTGTTACAAATAAAGATGGCGTGGTGACAAAAACAGAAATTGGGTTATTTTTCGATGGCAATTTTGTTAATTTTTAATTGTCTAATTTTTAAAATCTCAAAATAAGCATAATTAATTACATCGAGCAGTTCTTCTTCCATTTCAGTGTACATGCATCTATTATCATTTTCAGGATCAAACTCACCATATTGCACCAACCCTTCTTGTTGTCGCTTTTTACATTGCTCAAAAATATCATCCATAGCGTCTTCCGTATTCCGCAATCAGAATTGCATCTGCAATTGCATGAGTGATCTTAATTTGAGGAAAAAGTTGTTGAGCTTTCCTTTTTGTTACGTTCTTAACGCCCTTAGTTTGGCACGAAAGGGCTTTTTGCCATGTTAAAGGACGAACCATCTCAAACGGTATTTGCATAGCAGTTAAGATGCCATAAATGAACCCAAAAGCTTTTCCAAAAGTAAAAGCGGATGCGTTTCCATCTCTAGGCATACTAGCAACTTTTTCAAAATAGCATTTATTAGGCCGAGGTTGCTCTAATATCCACTCATAAATATCCATTTCTGTTTTATTTGTCATTGATAACGTGTATATATTTTCATCATCTAAAATACAAATACCCCCACTTTTGCCAGGGTCTATTCCCATAATTATTTTATTCTTAGGCAATTTTAGAAAAAATTTTGTTGTTAAAACTGGCTTTTTGAATATTCTTATTATTTTTCCCAATTTTATTAATAGCATACCTCATAAAATCAGGTTGATGTGCAGGAAAATTAGCATCAATTTCTATATTGTTATGTTCTAAATAATCCCAAACCGAATCAGATTTGTAATTTAGATACTCATTACATCTCCAACAAAAAGCTAATAATAAGTTACCATAATTAGCTGGCTTATTTTTAAAATAATTAGAAGGTGACTTTGTTTCTTCTTGATACAATTTTTTTAATTCTTCGTTTTGTATTTCACGTTTTTTTTCTTCTTCAATTTCTTTATGAACCGCTTTAATCTCAGTTGTCTCAGGGAATCTGGAAATTGTTTTTTCGTAATCTCTGTACCAAATTAAATTTCTAGCTTTTCTTAAGGCTTCTTCTATATATGGAAGCCCCCCCAATTCTTCATAATAAACGTCCGTCATCAGCAAATCAACATTGTGTTGCTTCGCTGCAACAAGCCGTTGAAATTCGACTGAAAATTCTTTTGCGTTCATGATAACTCCCTTCTTTTTTCTAACTCTTCCATTTGATAGACAATGTTTTGACTTGCCATGGTTTTGTATCCAAAACTTTTTGAACTATATTTATCTTCCTTTTCAATTTCTTTTGCAACCCAACCACAAATAGCTCGGTAATGGCATTTATAGGGTTTTTTTCGTTCACTGTTAGGAATATAGTTATCCAATTTTTCGATCAAGCGTTTTGTTTTATTTTCCCCATAACGCTTAATTAAAGAATCGTATTCAGTATCTGTCAAAAAAACGTAATCTAAATATTGTTTTTTTTCAACAACTAGAGGCTTTTGCTTTTTTACAATTAAATTTTTTACTTTTTCTGGTGGAATTAATTTTAGTTGTTCATTTTCCAACCCCATGTATTCTTGTTGATATTTCTTATAATTTATTATGGTAATGACGTTTTGTTTTGTTAATTTTTCTTGAATTATTTGATTTTTTTCTTCCAACTCATCTAAAAACTCCTTAACTTTTCTTCTATTCCAATTCCAAAGTTCCGCTAATTTCGCTTGCGATTCTTTTACCTGCCCCATTTTTAAGGAAATAGATATGCCACGATCAATTGTGGTTTCACTATCTTTGTAACAAGCTAGTAAAAGCAAATATATCCAAGCTAGAGTTTTAGATATTGGTTGATCTTCATCAAAAAAGTCTTTCGATCCCAACATTTTTCTATGTAGTTTTATGTATTGCATTTAATTGTAATTCATTTCCAATTCTGGCATGTAGTCTCCCAGATCCATCACCACAACTTCTCGATACACTAAACAGGGTTCGTGTCGATAAATCATTTTCATTATAGGCTCGCTAACATGGGTAATTCTAATATCGGGTGTTTGGTAATCGCATTCCATTAGAAACGCCCTCCAATTTCTTCTAATTGACCAACACCATCACCTATTAAATCTGTTAAACGGTAATTAATATACTTGCCTGCTTGAATCACCTGCAAATTCACAAGTCTCCCATAACAGGCTTCTAAGCACTTGTACAAAGCGTTTTCTTGTTTAGAATGAAGAAGCTCTTGATTAATCCCCCATCGCATCATATCCATTTTTAAAAACCCAGCTTGAGACTTCCTTTTGGAATGCGGATCATCGGATAATCGATACCAATTAGAGCCTGATCTCCCCTCATATTCATCGTGATTTTCAACTACAAAATTAATCACAACGGAGTCTATTTTTTCAATAATCTTAGCACTTTGTATCCTTACCTGATATTTACCAGGCGGTAATTTCTCTTCGTTTTTTTTGTTATCTATTTTGACATTCACAAAATTATCATTTAGTTGTTTTGGGATCATTTGTCTTCACTCCTTTTTCAAATTCCTTTTGAATTGCTTGATAATCTAAGGGCATCACGGCTGGTATGCTGCTGTTTTGGGGGATGCTACACCCCGCTTCAACCGTTTCACTCCCTTTCAAAACTAACACCCTTTCATCTGATTTATCTTTATCTGTCGAATATTTAACACAGGCAATAATATCAACTAGAGGCCAAATAACCTTTTTTCCTGTGGTTTCTAAACTAGGGGTTAGTTTCATATATTCCATGACTTTATCATTCATAGGTTTTTCTTCCGCATGAGAAATAAAGATAACTGCAACACCTAATGACGTTAGCGTAGAAAACACTTTAAAAAATTCTTGTTTAATTGCTTGCCAACCTTTACCGAACCCAATATCGCTTTCATGCTCAACACCCATTTTCTTATTTGTATATTCACGACAAAATTTATAAGCATTATCAACCGTATCAATAACAATGGTTTTAAATTTAAAGGTTCCTTTTTTAATTTCCAAATCAATGCTATTAAAAATGTCTTTCAATTCTTGCCAGCTATTAATCGCACCTCTTTCTGGTAGCTTGTAAATGCTTAAAGCTTTGTGCCGATCTTCTGTGCAAATAAACAACGGATTATTGAACTGGGAGGCGAAGGTTGTTTTTCCAATTTTTGGGGAACCATATATAAGCCAGTGATAATTCGATAATTCTTTTACTATTGGTGATTTTGTTGATGGTAATTTAATTGTCATTTTTTCTTCCTTTTTTTGATTATAAGCTAACTTTTTGTTTTTTAATAAAAAATAACTCCGCATTTGGTTTTTTTGTGCATAATGAAAAATATGAACACGTTCCAAATTGCATACAATTACTTGTATTACGTGGAAACATTTTCTTTTTTTCGCACTGATCTAAATAGTTTGCTTGTTCCCATAAATCGACTTTGAAATCAGCTAATTCTTCTTGGGTTCGACTAAATTTATATTCAATTAAATAACTATCTGTTTGAGTTTCAAACAAATCATTTAAACGCTGATAAAAAGCTTGTTTGGCTTCGTTCTTTCTAAGTCTAATACTGGGCTTTTTCAAAATTCTGTAGATAACCCCTGCAATTGGTTCTTGATACTTTTCTTCTAAAAACACAATATAAGCAGAAATTTGTGAATCAATATCCAAGCGATCTATATAACTGTTACCAAACTGTGTCGCTGTTTTGTATTCTACTAGCCATAACTGCCCATTTATTTTAACCAGCATATCTGATATAAAACTAAACCTAAATTTAGACCTGCGTCCATTCAAAGGGTTTTTGACAGGGATTTTAGAATGCTTTTGTTCCAGCTCTACAATCTCAACGTTTTGCTTTTTATCTTCATCATAAAATCTTTTTTTCCATGCTTGTATTGCACTTTTCAAAACAACAGCACACCATTCTAAATCATCGCAATCTTTTTGTTCAAAAAAGCTTTTATCGAGAGCATCGATTGTTTGTTTAATTCTTTCTTGTATTCTCTCTATTGAAACCCCTTGGTATAAAGCTTCAACAGCCTCATGAAATATTGAACCGAATTGTAAAGCTGATTTTGTTTTTTTTGGTATCAGTTGATCTAAATAGCGATACTTGTAAAAGCGTTTACATTTATTGAAATCGCTAAGTTTGGAATGGGATATTTTAATTGTTTTTTCGGTCATAGTTACTCTGTATTAAACTCATAATTAGTGCTTTTCGGAACATGCTTAATTTGTCAATTTCGGGTACATTTTTAATTAAAGAAAAATTAATTTTCTTTTTTTGTTTCTTTTGGTAAACATAATTTTCTATGCTACGACTCATCATCGACCTCATAGAAAAGGTCAGAAAAGGAGTATTTGCCATTAAAGGTCGCTAATAATTTTTTTCTGAAATTGGGACCTGCTGAGTGATATTTTCTTTCTTTTATTTTTTCACTTTTTAGGTTGCTTAGATAGTGATATGAAATGTTAAATTCTTCACAAAATTCTCTTTGAGATAAAGATGGAAATGTTTGTACTAAAGCCTTATTAAAGCTACGTTGTTTTAGTCCGATACGCATGCAGTTTCCCTCCTTTCATGTTTTCGGTATAAATCCAGAATACCCTAACGAAAATTGGACAGTCAAGCAGTAAATTCACAAAACTTTATTTCTTTTTGTAAATATATATTTATATATATTTATTTTTCTTTGTTTTTTTGTTTCTTTCTTTTTTTTGGTTACTTTTTTTTCTTTCTTTATTAAAATGAGTTTAGTCTGTGCAGAACAGACAAATGAGCAGACGAACCGATTCTAAATTTTAACTGTATTTAGACTGAATTTTAACTGCCAAAAAAACGGCTTTTTTTAAACAAATTAAGCAAGAAAAACAGTCAAAATCAATCGGTTCAATTTGTTGATTTTTTTGATTTTTTCTATCTGCTAAAAATGCCTTTTTTAGTCTGTTCAGCACAGATTGAATTTTATCTTAATGAACAGTCTAAAAACAGTTGACAAATAGTTGATTTTGAGGTTACTATTATTGAAAAACTATTTAAAAAGCACAAAAAATGAACAGACAAAAAACTTTGAATTGCGTTTCCCCTCCTTCGCAAGAAAAAGTTAAAAAATCTCGGCATTTGGTGTCACTTGGTTCGCATCAAACAAAAACACAGGCTATTTCACGTTTAGATGAATTGGTTTCAAATGGCATTGTTTTGTTGCCACCTAAATACTCTATTGTTAAAACGAAAAAGCCAAACGGAAAAACCTATTACAGCGTCCAAGTTTTCACCAAAAATGAAAAACAAAAATCTGATAAATACACCCCGATTTCTTTTATAAAAACACAGCAAGAACATCAAGAGGTTTATTTTAACCAACTTGTCACAGATAAGATATTGTCAGAGAATGCAAAACGAGAACATAAATGCACCACTCGAAAAGAACTTATCAAAAAGATAGATAATGGAGACTATAAGCTTTTAACGTTTATAGATTACAAGGATAAGGTTAATAAACATATTCTCCCATTTTTTCAAAAAAAATATATTAGAGATATTACGAAGAAAGATATACAGCAGTTTTATGAGCATTTGGTTGATACACCATCTATACAAAAGATATCAACATATAAGCTTATATTTATACACTTAAAGCGATTATTTGATTTTGCGTTGGAGGAAAATTACATTGAAGATGTTCCCAAGTTTCCTGAAATTAGAAATGTAGATCAAAGTTTTAACCAACCAGCTTCTTACAGCGATGAAGATTTAGATTTAATGAAGGCCGAAGCGGATGAAGATCAATTATTTTTAATCAACCTGTTATTAGAGACAGGCCTAAGGCCAGAAGAGCTTGATAAAGCTGGGATAGAGCCTAAAAATGAGCATGATGTTACTTCTGGGGATTTAACTTATTTTGACATGGAAAATAAAAATATAATAATTGAAAGTTATCGAGCTAACAAGAAAAAACGTGTTATTAAAATTTCCGACAAGTTATACTCGTTAATTAAACAGCGAATAGAAAATGGGATTTTACACTCAAGAATAAGCCCTTACCCCACTAAAAGAAAAGCTTTGTATGAGTTGCAGTGTTTAAGCAAGAAAATAGAAAGAAAGCATAATAAACGCATTGTTATTAATTTGAAAAAATTTAGAGCCACAGTATCTAACCAAAAGTTAAAGGAAGGCTGGGATTACTTAAAAGTATGCAAGTTTCTTGGCCACTCTCCAAAAGTTAATTTTGACAACTACACGAATGATAGTATTGTGCTTGTCGATTAACAGCCACTTTCCCATAATATAGGCTTATTTAAAAAATAAGGTATTTTATTTATATTAAAACAATGTTACTATAAATAAAAAAAAGGGTTTATTTATGGAAAACAAAAGACATTATAAAGACGTTCTGTTAAAAAAGATAGATTTAGTTACTTTTTTTGGTTTTACCAAACCTACTTTGTATACATGGCAATGTGATAATGGGTTTGAAGAAAAACAAAAAAATTTATTTGGTATAGATTATATTAATTTTGTTCGGCAAAAACGAATTGAAAAATCGAATGAATTTGTAATAAAAAACAAAATACAGGTATTTAGCAATATCAAAGGGGGTGTTGGTAAATCAACCTTATCTAGCCAATACTGTATGCTTGCGTCGATGATGGGCTTAAAGGTGCTTGCGATTGATTTAGATGCACAATCACATCTTACAAATCAGTTGCTTGATAACCCTGAAAATGAAGAGTTCTTAACTATTTATGACGCAATAATTAACGATGTGCCTACTCAAAATTGTATTAAAAAACTATCTCAAACATTAGATATTATTCCATCGTCATTAAAGAATGTTAAAATTGATACTCATTTAATTACTCAGGTAAAAAGAGAAGTTCGATTACTTAAAAAAATTAACGAAATCAAAGACAATTATGATCTGATTGTTATTGATACAAATCCAACCGATAGCGAATTAAATAAGAATGCTTATGTAGCGTCTGATTTAATTAACATTGTATGCTCAACTGATTTTCTAGCTTTTGATGGTTTAAAATTAATGCTTGATAGTGTTGAGGTTATTAATGATAATTTCAACACAAATAAAAATATTACAATTATCCCAAATATGTATGATAGCCGTGATGGATCGTCCTTGCGAGCTTTAGGTGCAATGAGTTCATATTATAGTGATATTTTAGCTAAAACTATTGTTAGAAAAAACACAACGTTTAGGGATGCGACCGAACAAAGAAATTCTATCTATTTGATAAATAAGCGATCAAGTGGGGCTAAAGATATTGTGGATTTAACAAAAGAATTACTCTCTAAGTAAAAATGGACGCTTTTAAAAATAGTGTTTCTATAAAGTATAAAGAAGGACAAAAAAAGAAAGAAAGAAAAAATACAAATCCGTTAGATACCCTTATAGAAACAGACCTCACACATTCCTCACACAATCCTCACACAATCCTCACACAATCCTCACACGTTCCTCCCACAATCCCCACACAATCCTCACACGTTCCTCCCACAAACCCCCACACAATCCTCACACAATCCTCACACAAAAATGATGATATTCCTGATTTGCATAACCTTAGCCGTATGAGCATGAAAATCATGCAATATATTTTTGAGATTTGTGTAAATTCTGGCAATAGAATAACGCCAAGACTCAGGCATAATAACATTGCAGAAGCCTTAAATTTAAACTCAAAATCTGTACCGAACACCATTAGCAGAATGGTTAAGGACAAATTTATTTCACGCAATCCTAATAAGAATGGTGATAACAGGGGAACTCAATATATTATCAGTGAGCATATGTACCAAAAAATGGTCATCCTCACACAATCCTCACACGTTCCTCCCACAAAATCCCACACAAAACCCCACACAAAAGACCCTAGTAGAAGAAGTTATATTAATAATATTAAAAATAGAACTACTACTAATAATATGGAGTTTGAAAATTTTTTTAAAAATCTTCAAGAACTTAATCCATCAATTTTATTAAACTCTCAAAATGTAAGAAAAAATGAAATCTTAAATATATATAACGCCCGATCTTCTATCACGCCTGAAGAGTTTGTTAATAGTCTTGAAGACTTTTGTTACGATATAGAAAATGGGATTTTAAAAAATATAACTATACCTCGAAGTCTATTTGTTAAGATAATGAAAATGGAGAATTATGAGTCAGAAATTCGGGTAAAAAAAGATACTGAAATTATAGAACAACAAAGAATAAGAAAAGATAAAGCAAAGCAAGATTTGCTTGAAAAACAGATTGCGTTATTTCCAGATGAGTATGATAAAGCGTTGAAAAGCTGGATTAACTCGTTAAGTAATAACGATTACAAAGACCTATTTGGGATTGAAAAAGACAGTCCTTATTTTCTTAATAAAGACAGAATGATAGAAGCCAAATTTCACGAAATAGAATGGCCTAATATTTTTAAATCGCTAAATTCTTAAAAATATCGGGGTTTTCTTTTTTGGGAACAAAACGATTTTTTTTTTGGGGGACTGTAATTGGACGACCAAACTCATCATAGAAATAACCTATAAAGGGTATAGAATCGTTTTTATTGCGATTTTTCTCAATTCTACACATTACTTGTTTTTTTTGGATTAAGTTTTTATTTAAGAGCGATTTAAGCGATTTTAAGTCAGTTGGTTTGTTTAGGTTTAATTTTACTGTTTGAACCGTGTATATCATGAACCCTAAATCGAGGACTAGTTTACATGAGGTGTCTTTCATTTCAAATATTTTCTTAACAGGGAAAGCGAATGGCATGTTGTTATTATAATATAATAAATAACCCCCAAAAATATGCTTTTGAACGATCAGCAAAAAAAAAGGGTTGGGGGCTACCTAATTATACTATTTTCTATGCGAATTTCAACTGCATATTAAATTTTGCTATCGGGGGTTTAAACCTTTTTGGTGCGTACCCAGAAAAATTGTTGCTCTTTAAAACAGCATCAACTGCACTATTAATGATTACTTGATTTTGATTGATAATTTTTTGGAAGTTTTTGTTTATTTTGAAATTTGTTTCTTGTTTGATTCTTAACATCGGTTTGATTTTATAAAACATGGTAGATACAAGTTTATCCATCGTATAAATATTGGCAGGTGACAAACAAAATTCTCCTGAATATAGTTTCTGTAAAAAAACAAGTCGATTGGCGTGTACAAATGTATCAAAATTAATGCTGATTAAATCGTACCGCTCCAAATTTAATTGCGTGGTATTTAAATATATTTTTTTTGTGCTTGTATTAGAAAATTGCTTGCCCAAAAGAATGAAATATTTCATAAATTATTGCCCCTTTAGTTTGTTAAAATTTGTATCGTCTGACTTGTTCTCAGTTTAAAATGTTTAATTTGCTTTACTTTTGGATTTTCAGTTCCATTTAAAACAAAAAATAAATCTTTATTTTCATTTAGAAAATTAATGACAGAAACCAAGTCTAAGTTTGATTTTTCGTTTTTCAAAACAACCTCCTTCTTTTCTTATTATTATATTTTTTTCAACTAAAAAGCAATCAGTAATTTGTCACGATTTCTAACACGACTTTGTTATCTGGGTCTTTAGAAAACTTTTCAAATGCATGTAAGGCCGTTTTATATTGCTTTTGTGTTTCTAATTGGCTTTTATCTAAGACAATGTATTTTTTCATTTTATTTCTCCTTTTTATTTACCAGTTCCACCAGATCCTTCTAGTGTATTTATGGCAATCTTCCCATAATTCTTTTTGTATTTTTTCAATCTCAACGGATTCAACATCAGTACATCCTTCCCCTTCTTTTGCTTCTGTATATTCCTCCATCCATGACTCCCACCCAGCCTCGCAACAATATAATTTAAAATCGTCTGGGTGGTATTTTTTCATATCCTTTTTTGCTTGCTCTTTTGTTTTGTTTATCATTTCTTTTCTCCTTTGTTAAACTAATCATTCTTCAATCATCTTTTCTAGGCATATAAAATTACCTTTAGTCCCTTCTATATCTCTACTTAATATTGAACCTGAACAATACGTAACAGTTCTTTGTATTAAGTATATTTCTTTTGTTTTAGGGTAAAGGTCTATATATGCTTCTATATGTTTAACCATTAAATATATAATATCTTTTTTGCAATCCTTATCTTGATTCATAGTTTCTTTTAATTCTGAATTTTTATTTAATTTTTCTAAACTATCTTTTGCGAACATCATAATAAAACTATTAGCTTCATTGATTTTGTTATTCGATATAGCTTTGAAGCAACATGCAATTCCACGTCTTATCAAATTAATCTCTTTATTTTCTGGGTATACTATTAAATAATTTTCAATATGATCGATTAGTATACTTGAATCTTTTAAGTCTTTTTTTGTTTTCATTATTTTTGCTCCTTTTTATTGTTTTGAACGTCTATAGACAACAATTTTTGATATAAGATAATTAAATCCTCAGTGTTATTTTCTTCACTTAACCTCCATTGAAGCTTGCTTCTAAGAACCTCTATTAACTCATAAAATTCCTCAATTGCTAGTGTAAGTGTTATTTTTTTCATTTTTGCTCCTTTGTTTGTTTATTTTTAATTGTAACTATATTCAAAATACTCAGTTTGAAATAAATCAACTTCCCCTTGAAGAGAAATTGTTCCTTTATCTATCGAATCACCAAGATTGCAATAAAAATCACTAAAACGAAGCGAATACACAAAAAATAAAGGACTTTCCTTTTGTTTCATTCTTCAATTACAACTATATTTATGGACAATATTTTTGTCATTAAAATCCATCTTGTAGTAGTAATAACCGTTACATGATGAGTTTTTTTCTTTGTTGTTTAAATGTAAACTATTATCTGTTAAATTCATTTTTGGTTTCCTTTTTTTTGTTTTTGTTGTTATTTTTGTTCTCATTTATCTTTTGTGATATCAATATAACCATCTGCATGGCATTGCAAATTGCTATATTCATCTTCATCTAAAATAAACAATTCTCCAGAATTAACATCAACAAAATGATACGTATAATAATAATTTTTTATTGTGATATCAGTATAACCATCTGATAAACGTTTACTATTTCCTTTAGGTATAAATTTTTCTTCAATGCGATTATGCTCTTCTGTATAGGCTAACTCTTTATCAAAAAGGCAAAAAATATCCCCTTTTTTAAAATCAAAATACTCAAAATCTGATATCATTAGATATAAAATTTTATTTTTAAAAAATTCTTTATTCATTTTTGTTTTTGTTGTCATTTTCGCTTTTCCTTTGTTTTATTTTTTTTGCTTTAATTTATTTTACTATTCGTCTTCATCTTCATCTTCATAAAACTCCTCCTCGATGCCATCTAAATACCATTCAAGCTCCTTTAATCTTGCATTCTTCATGAAATCTTCGCTCACATTATGATCTGAATAAGTCTTTGTTTTGTCATCATAAACAGTGTAAACGATATTAAAAGATGTAATTGTTTTCATTTTTTATCCTTTTTATTTTTTTTCAAACCGCATTATGAAGATAGCCACAAAGCTCCTGTCCGTCTTCTCTGTAGAACCATGAAATAAAAAGATCACTTTCTTCAAATTTTTCTTTAAGAACTCTGAGTATATTTTCAGGTGGACTCCAAGCTGTCTCAAAAGTGTATGTAACCTCATGAAATTCATCTACAACTTCTTTTTCAACGTCACAAGCATTCCATTTTGTATTCCAATTGGATAAGCACCAATCATAATCCCACTTTCCATTAGGAAGGGGAACGATTTTCTCAAAATCAAACTCCTGTTTATCAGATTTCACAAAATCCATAAACTCTTTAACGTATTCTTTTCCTCCTTGCACCGTCACCTCATTATGACACCAGTTTGGCATTTTTTTTCTCCTTTTTATTTGTTTTTTATTTATTAAAATTCTTTAGTTGAAAAAATAAGTTCTTTTGTTTTAGAGTCAACACTGAAATTTAATTTCAAATCGTGTGCGATTTCCATTCCTATAATGTTTAATCTACTTAGAAATGATTCTTTGCTTATATGGTTAGAAAATTTCTTTTTTAAGGCTTCCATAATTTTATTGTCAATTTTTTTCATTTCTTCATACATGAAAGAACTATTTAAAGTGTACTCAAAACAATTATTATTCATTTTTGTTTCTCCTTTTGATTAATTTTTATCCATTCCTGAAATTCAAATACATTTACCCAACTGTATTTTTTATTGTGAAATTTATAGAAGGGGATTTCCAAAATATCTTTATCTATAAATCCATGCTTAATATCGCTTTCAATTACCTTAATAAAATGGTCAACACTATCAGAAGAATAGAGCGGTTGCCATCTCATATTATCATTCAACATCCCTTTAAGTTGTAATTCCATTGCCTTAAAATCATCTAAACAGTTTTTTACTATTACTTTTAATTTAGCGTATCTAGGCTTTGATTCTTCTATTATTACACTCATTTTTGTTTTCTCCTTTAAATATTTAGAATTGATCCTTGCTTTTGTGCTTCTTCCCAATAATCCCACATATTTTTTGTGGGCTTCCATAATAAATCTCTTTCAATCGGTAAATTAAAAGGGGGGAATTTTATACTTTCAAGCTCAGATTTGCTAACGTAACCAAACTCAGGAGTTCCTAGTCCAAGATCACACAATCCAAAAAACATATTTGATTCTACGTCATATTCACTTATTAACCACGTACAGGAACCGCCCCCGAATAATTTTAAATATGGTTTGTGCTTTTTCCCCCAGTCTTTTTCTGGATCTTTCAATGTTTCATTACCTTGTTTTATCAATTTTTTTTCAATTTCTTTTGTCATCAATTTCATTTTTTTTTCCTTTTGTTATTTGTTTTTATTTTTAAGTTGTTAAATGTCTTTCAATGCCTCCTTTAAGGCTTCTATTGCCTCATGACTTTTATGATCCCTGTACTCATTAATGAACTCTTTTGCTTCTTGTACGGTAAGGAAATAACAGCTACGAAGCCCTCGACTAAGACATTCTTCTGCCCCTTCGAGCTTTGTAGGAGCTTCATTTTTTTTGTAAAAATCCCCCTCATGGCCATCATGTAAGCATACTTGTACAATTTCATCATTTTCTTTTAACTCAGATAAAATATGGTCAGGAATTGCATCCTCTTCCCCATAGAAATCTATTGCCTTTTCTTTTGTCCACAACTCATACCAATAGCCTTCATTTACTGCGTGATTAATAATATCATCATCATTATATGATACCCATGCTCTAGCACTACGTTGATGTGGTATTTCTATAATTATTTTTTTATTTTCCATTTTTGTTTTTTCCTTTTGTTATTTGTTTATTTTATACCTTAAATCTTTTTATGATTTCTTTTCGTTTTTCAATCCATTCTTTTTTACTATCAGGATCATTTAAAATTGTATCAATGTGCGATTTTGCATTATTTAAAGCAATATAGGGGTCTGAAAATTTATCAGTTTCTGTATTAAGATGCCTGTCATCCATCCCACGATTACAACACTTGCAATATGAACTGAAAGCCCAAAAGTACTTTATTGGTTGGATTCGTTCGTTTTCTTTTTGAAAATAGTTGTCAGTAAAGCCAATGTGAATATCGTAGCCTCTATACTGATAAACTCCAAACCAATAAGAGCCGTTTAAATATTCCCATGTAGTTTTGCAAAATTTCGTAAACACTTTGTCTTTTGGCATATTAATCTCCTTTTTTATTATAGTGATAGCGATTTAAATGCCATTATATAATTCTTCCATGTACTCATCTATTCCAAGCACGTCATTTGCGTAATATCTCTTAACTTCATCACTTCCCCAATAGCCCTCCACACATCTCTCACGTGTATTAATCCATATATTAGGGCCACCAAAAGATACCAAAATCATACTTCCCCTATAAGATTTATCGCTGTTAATAATAAATTGATAATCTAAAATATCTTTTAGGTAATCACCTGCACATGGTTCATCATAATCTGAGTATTCATGTTCAAAATCGTATTTCCCTTTATGTATTTCGGTACAAATACCTTCACACATTTTTTCTAATTGAATTAGTGACTCATGTTTTTTATTTTCCATTTTTGTTTTTTCCTTTTGTTGTTTGCTTTTTATTTACTAAAATTATACCTTAATTTGTTATAAAATTAGGATCTTTTAATAGTGATAGGTTATGTTGCCATTCTGTATCGTTATCACTTACTTGAATATAAATTGGCTTGTCATTTTTTTTATCCATCTTATTTTCCTTTTTTTTTGTTTTCTTAATTTTTAGGGGAATAAAAAACCATATTCATTAATTAAAATATCTCTTAATATTTCCCTGTCTATACTATCCCCCCCTCCCCAAGAATTTGTTGATTTTATATAAACTGTAAGGGCATTGCATATATCAGAGAAACCAACATACTTATTTGTTTGTTTATGTTTCATGGGGTAAATTCCATTTTCCCCATAGAAACTATACACATAATTAATAAATTGAATGCAGGCAATTGATACATTTATAAATGTGGATTTTTTAATTGTCCAATTCCCCATGTTTATAATTTTATCCATTTTATTTTCTCCTTTTTTTTGTTTTTCCGTTTACTAGGCTGCTTTTTCTTCTAAGCTATCTATATACCTTTTAGCTTCTTTTACGGCCTCATCTTCATCAAGATACCCTCCGCATTGCTTCCCCTCATTCTCTTCTGAATAATACTCATCATTTCCGCAACATGGGCATATATCATATACCAGCCACTCGTACACATGCCCGTTAAAGTAAGCTGTCCAGTAATCAAGAAAATTATCCATGTTAAACCATTGTTCATTATGATTTTTAGGAATTAATATAAAACCAATTTGTCCACTATCCCATTGACAAGTTGTATTTAAATGAAAACTAACGAGGCTATGATCGTACATACATATACTTATGATATCGTAGTTTTTATATTCTATTTCTAAGGCTTTTTCTATTTCTTCCCAAGAGTTGTAATCATCGAAATCAACGTCAGTATTATTTTTAAAATCATAATTTTTAGATTTTAAACAAACTTTGCTTTTATGTGGTAAGTTGTCCAGTATACTAAAATCGGAAAACTCATCATAAACAATTTTAATTGTTTTGTTTTTGTAATTAATCTTCTTTATTGTGTCCATTTTATTTTCTCCTTTTTGTTTTCTCTTTATACAAATATAATAAACCATGTGTATAATTAAGTCAACATATATAATTAATACCACATTTATAGCTTTTCTAAACATGTATATATATATGTACGCATATATATATAAGGTAACAGTTACCTGCTGTTGACATACGCATTAAACTGCATTAGTATTGTTACCATGAATGATTACAATGAGATTATCGATTTTTTTCGCTTAGAGCTTATTAAGAAGAAATCATCTTTCAATAAGCTTGAGGATAAAATAGGGTTAGTTAAAGGTTCGATAAGCCAAAAGACTAGGAATGGGACTATCAGATTAAAAGATATAATTAAGTATCTTGACGCTCTAGGTAAGAAGCTTATTATTGTTGATAAATAATATACCTAAATATTCTGTTTGATGTTTATTTATTGCTTATTTGCTTTACTCTTATAGTTTTTGTATTGTAAACTTGAAATAGAAAGTATCTACTAGATATTTATTTTAAAACTTTCAAAAGCGATGGTCTCCAGCTCGTGCATCTAATTAAAAGTAAGCAAAAACTATTAAATAATACTTGTAAAATATAATTAATTAACTATAATTTAACTATATTAGCATTTGTTAATAAATTCTGGTTGGTTCACAATTTCCCCATTATGAACTATTAAGTTATTAAAATAATACGCTATGTTTGTCCCCACAACGTTCATAGTGTATTATTTTATATATGGCAAAGAAAAAAGCTGGTAAACCTAAAACAGAATTAATTACCAATCAAAAAAATGTAACATTAAATAGGAAGGCAGGGAACTTTTACCCCAAAAGCATCAAAATTACATGTCTAGCTTACTACTCACTTGGGTATACTATGGACACTATATCAAAAAATTTAAGTATTCCTAAATCAACTATTCACGGCTGGGTACATGGTTCACTTAATCAAGAAGGATCGGAGGATAGGGACGTTATCAGAAGCTGTGCCGAACAGCTAAACGAACAGCTCCAAAGTACCCTCACGATCACTGCTAACCGTCTATTTGTGCAAGCAATGGATCAAGACAAAATAGATCGTTCATCAACAAAGGACTTGATTATAAGCGCCTCGGTTGCTTTAGATAAGGCAAGGTTATTGGCTGGGGCATCAACGGAAAACCATTCCCATTTTCATTGGAGTAGAAATAAGAAGGATGTATCAAAAGAAGTTGATAAAGATGAAGAATTATTGAGACAAATAAAGACAGATATTCAATCTTTAAATCAGTAGCATTACAGGAAGAAACCACAGGAATACTTTTAAAACTAGTTATTTCATGCTTAAATTGATTATATGGTTCAGTAGGTTCCCTAATGAACGAATCATATTAACAATAAAAGAGGATTTTTGCATGCTTGATTTTTTGACGGGGGGAGGGGGGTTTGCTCCTGTCTGTTTTTATATGGTCCCCCCACTGTTAAAAAAAAATCAAAAAGCGTTTTTTAAAAAAAAATCAAAAAGCGATGTTAAAAAAAATCAAAAAGCAGGGATCGTATTACCGAAGGCAGGAAAACGTTAAATGATATTTAAAAAAAACAAAACAGTTAAGTATGCAGGGTCATGGGGTAGCTCCTTTGTGTCATGGCCTTGCATGGTTATAGGAGGAGGAAAAATGAATGGAAGGTTTAGTGGGGTTAGGGATAGTGGTATTAATATTGGTAGTAATTTATTGGGAGTACGTGGTGTTTTATGATGGATAGAAAAGAGGAAGCTATTGTGGAGAAATATTGTGAAGAGTTTTGGTTAAGTTTAAGTGATGAGGAGAAGAGAAGATATTATGAGGGGGATGATGTGTATAAGAGAGAGATATTTAATGGGTTTATGAGAAAGTTAAATGTAGCCAAGATATTTGGAGGGAAAGATATAGGAGAAGTTCGAGGTTGGTGGTGACATCTTTATGGTAAGTAAGTTTTTGGTGATGTTGTGTTTTTTCTCTTTTGTTGGCATGACATTACCTGTCTTTTCTTACTTACCATAAAAATGTTAAAGAGACGATTAAAAGGAGGGTTATATGATTAATTTATTAGGTAAAGTGGTAAAGATGGGAAATGTATTAGAGACGTTATCAGATATAAAGGAGAGTGGGGACAATTTTAAGATAGCAAAGATAGAAGCAGAGAAAGAGATATTAATAGAGAGGATAAGGGATAAGAAAGCGTTTGATTTAGAGATATTGAATCAGAAGAAAGATAAAGTTGATGGGGCGGTGCTATGGTCAGTTTTAATATGTGGGATATTAACATTTATACCTACTACAAGCACTTATTTATATTTAGGGTGGCACAGATTCATGATGATGCCTGAGGTATTCCAAATAGCAGTAATTGGGTTATTGTGCAGAGCGTTTGGGGGCAGAAGGGTATGGGACATGTTTATGGGATTGAGTTCAGTTTTAGGTAAAGGCAAGAAAAAGCCTGTAATGAAAAAGATTATAAGACGTAGAGGTAGACCAAGAAAGAAGGGGGATATTAGTAATGTATGAGATACTGGTCCGTGAGAATGGGAAAGAGATTAAGAGGTTTAATATTGAAAAAGAAGAGACAATTTTTAGGGTATCTGAGGTGGAAGTGCTTGAAGGAGATGATGTTGTATTTAGAAAAGTAGGATTTGTGAAACATAAAGAAGATGAAGGAATATTAAAATTAATAGCAAAAGCATTATTACGAGGTTGGGGGAAAGAGTACAGTTGTGGAAAATAACAAGTTTTTTATGTGTCACTTTTGTGGTGAGCAATTGATTCCTATGAGAATTGAGAGTAATGAGCAAGGTGTATGTGTGTTGGGGTATAAATGTGGTTGTATACAAGATAGTCGCCCAGCAGGGTGTCCTGAGTATGTAGTAAGGGTAAGCGATATAAAAAGATGAAAAAGAAACTTAGTGAGGCGGAAAGAAAAAAAGAGTTAGAAAGATTATTAAAATTAGAAGAAGAAGTTGTTTTACGAATCGCAAAACGGAAGAAAGAAACCGCAGCTCTTGAGAAAAAAATCCAAACATATGAAAAGAATAACAAATTATTATTTTTTGGTCACGAAGGAAAAGGGTATTTAGGAAGAAATGGCACATGGGAACCGAATAGTATACAAAAACAGTTATTTAAAGCGTTAAAAAATCCTCAATATAAGCACTTTGTTTTATATGGGAGTAATAGGATCAGTAAAACGTTTAGTACAACTGGCGTTATTGCGTTACTGGCAATGAGAGGTCATTTTCCTTGGGAAGATCCTGAAATTGTTGGAAGATGGTTCTGGGAGATGCATGACTGGGAACCGCCAATTAAGATTAGAATAGTAGGTCAAGCATGGGAAAGTCACATTAAAGGCACCATTTTAGCTACGATTAAAGAGTTATGGCCAGAATCATGGAAAATTAGTTCGAGAAAAAACAATTTAGGTGTAGACGCATTTTGGACAGATTCATTAACTAAAAGCACAGTCGAGATCATGAGTAATAAGTCAGAGTCAGATATGTTTGAAGGAAGTTCACAACACTTATGTTTGTTCGATGAACCGCCAAGAGAAGATGTGTGGACAGCGTGCGTGCGTGGCCTTGTCGATCATAACGGCATTGCTGTTTATGCAGCCACTTTATTGAAAGAACCATTCCTAGAAGAACGAATTATTGAGATGACAGACCCTGAAACGGGGCTACCTGATCCGTCAGTATTTAGTGTTTTTGGAACAATGGATGACAATAAAGGCCACGGAATTAGTCAAGAAGGTATCGATAATTTCAAAAAAGGGTTAAGTAAAGAAGAATATGATAGAAGGGTATTGGGTAAAACAGCATTTAGAAGTGGATTGTTATTAAATATAGATAAAAGTTTACATTATATTGAAAGATTTAAGATACAAAGTCATGTTCTTGTCGATATCGCAATTGATATAGGGCCTACAAAGGGACACGATATTTTGTATATTGCTACGGATCAGATGAATATTAAATATGTTTGTTTTGAGGAGCATGTTTTAGGTGATGGAACGGTAATAGCAGAAAGCATTATTGCTAAAAAAAACAGGTACAACTTACGTATAAATAGGGTAATTTGTGACCCATTAGCAAAAGGAGATAAAACTAACTTCCATTCTACGTGGGAGAAGATTGATATTGCTTTGAACCGCCATGAAATGTATTTAGAGCCAGGTAGTAAAGATAAAGATGACGGTATTATTGCGATTAATAATCTGTTAATGACCGTAAACAAAATGCCAGCTTTATATGTGTTTAGAGATTTACCTATAGCGACAAAGCAATTGTATGGATGGCGACAAGAAGATGGCGTTATCAGCAAAAAAGATGATGATATGTGCGAAAATTTGTACAGATTAATCTTATTAGGAACAGAATACGAAGAACCAAGAAACCCTGATTTCTTTTACAGTGGATTATCGGGGAATCGTGATTCTGTTACAGGATATTAAGGAGAAAAATATGAAAATTAATTCAGCAGAAAACAATTTAACGCAATATTTAAGAAATTTTAATTTTGATACAACCAATTGTAAAAAAGCGTTATCTGATATCAAGCAATTAAAAAAAGCAGATAAAACAGGATTTTTTATGAGTGAGTATGGAGGTGATATTAAGTTAGATGTTTTAGAAGAATTATTGGATAGCATTGTAAAAGCAAATGAAAGGGCGACTGATTTACCCATAGGTGTTCCTGTAAAAGAAATGAAAACACCATCAGCACCGCCATTAGAAGATATGACGAATATTTATTAAGGAGATTATATGGAAACACAATTATTAAAAAATCCAGTAGAAGTTGTTTGGGAAAACGTTAAAACAGTAGAAGATATTGTTTTGATAGCCAGAATAACTGGAATGAAAATTAATTTAGATTTAGAGTCAGAATTTTATAAAAATTTAGACCCAAAGCTTATTGAAAAAGCAAAACAAATTGGGTTTTTAAAGGAGAAGAAATAATGCCTTATGGTAAAGGGAGTTACGGAACAAAAGTAGGAAGACCAAAAAAGAAGAAGAAAAAAGTTAAGGGGAAAAGATAATGCAAGTACCAACACAAGACATGCCAGTAGAGATGGCAGATGAGTATCAAGAAGATGAATATCAAGAAGATGACACTTATGCTAGTAAGAAAAAAGATGTATCAGAATCACCCGAATCATTTTATTTCGATAATTTAGCAGAAGGTATGAAAGATGCTGATTTGTTACGGATATCAAATGAAGTTATAGAAGGGTTTAAGACGGATGAAGATAGCATTTCTGAACTAAAAGAAATGCGTATTAGATACAACAAATTGTTTGATTTAACGCATGAAGATAAGAATTTCCCTTGGGATGGGGCAGCTAGCGTAAAATTACCTAATTTAACCAAGGCATGTATCCAATTTGCGTCAAGGGCAGGGATAAATAGTGAGGTGGGAGATGAGATTGCTAAGATCGATCCTGTATCCAATGATGAGGAGAGTTTTTATCGAGCTAAAAATGTCTCAGCACATTTTAATCATCAGCTTAAATATGGAAAACCTAACCATTATCTAAGTCACAGAAAAACACGAATACAATTAGCTAGAGATGGTTATGCGTTTAGAAAAGTTTATTGGGACAGTTTTAAAAAAGAAGTGGTTTCTGAACATATTTTACCAGAAGATTTCGTTGTTAATTATTGGAGTCGCTCTTTAGAAAGCTGCTATAGGTACACACATGTTTTGAAATTAAATGAAAACCAAATCAAAGTTAAAATGGCTCAAGGTATATATAGAGATGTGGATATTGATGGCACGGAAAGCAAAATAGATACCGAAACCGAAACAAGTAGACAAAACATGGGGCAAACAGCACCCGAAGAAGATTTTACAACAGTTAGAGATGTTCTTGAATGTCATACTTATATTTACATCAAAGAAAACGATGATCTAAGAGTGCCTGTTATTGTCACAGTAGATAGAGATAGCGAACAGGTATTACGGATTGTTAGACGATCCCATCCTGAAACAGGTCAAGAAATGTTTTATTTTACTAATTACACCTTCATTCCTAATGATAAATCGATCTTTGGGTATGGATTCGGACATCTGTTATACAACATTGTGGCTACTATGAATGCCTGTACTAACCAAATGATAAATGCAGGAACATTAAACACTACAAGTACAGGGCTAGTAAGTAAACATAGTGGACTAAAAGGTCAAAAGACTATGAAAATGGGGGAATTTATTGAGCTAGAAGGGCGTGTTGAAGATATTAAGAAAAACATCTTTCAAATGCAGTTTCCAGCACCAAGTTCTGTGTTGTTAAGTTTACTTCAATATTTAGGTGAGCAGACAGATCAGCTTAGTACTATAACTGAGATCATGACAGGAGTTCAAAAATCCGATACGACCGCCGAGGGTTCCAGGATTGCCCAAAGTGAATCCGTAAAATTATTCACTGATATACAAAAAGCCTACCATTTGAGTTTAGGAGAAGAGTTTCAATGCATGAAAATGATGTACTCGATTTTCTTAGATGAATCTCAAACTGTTGATATTCAAGGCATGACACCGTTCCAAATTACAAGGCGTGATTATAAAACGAGTATAACGATTTTTCCAGTTGCCGATCCGAACGTTCTTAATAAAGAACAGCAAGTTCAGAAAGCAGAATTTGTTTTGACTTTGATCAAGCAAGATCCGTTTTTGCAACAAGACCCAAGAGCGTTACTTTTGGGGACTACTAACCTTTTAGAAGCTATAGGCGTGAATCCGAAGAAAATAGCAGCAATAGAAGCGATTTATGCCGAAAGTGTACAAAACGCACAAAATCAAATGGCAGCAAACCAACAAGCAGCACAACAACAACAGTTGCAGCAGGATGTGAGTAATATGGAACAACAACAACAAGAAAACTTAGAGAAGGATTTAGCAGAAGTTGAGAAAAATGAAAAACAAAAAGGAGGTGAAAATGCGTAAAACGTTATTTGAGGATTATGAATTAATTGTTAATAGAACAGCGAGCCAGCTTGAAAGTGAAATGGGTGGGCATGACTATTCGGGTTGGGTCAAAAACCCATTAACAGTTCTATTTATAAATTGGGTCTTTACTAGGCAGTTAGAGTCTCAAGATGAACTGGTACATGGTCTAATTAATGAAGAAAAAACAAATAAAATGTTAGGTAATTACCAAGCGTTTAGTGATGTTTTAGAAAAATTTAAGGAGCTACAAAAATGAAAAAATTAAAAGTCGCTAGAATCCTAGTGCCAACGGCGGTTGTGGTAAAACAAACAGTCGAAGAAACAACAAAAAGTGGTATCGTTCTTGCTAAAGAAGCCCTCGAAGGTGGAACGATGGAAAAGCACGAGGGTGAAGTCATCGCTATAGGATGTGAAGTTTTAAAAGTAAAAGTAGGAGATTATGTGTCTTTTGGTAGGCATTCTTACTCTATCAAAAAGTGGGATGGCGTGGAGTATTTCTATCTATATGAAGATGCATTACATACCATTCACGAAGAAGTTGACGAGGATTACAGGCCATCAGAAGATGAATTTATTGTAGGGGAAGTTTTATGAGTGGAGAACAAGAACCAGTTTATGATTTAGAATCGGTAAGCAAACTAATAAAAGGGAAAGAGGGCAACGATGAAGCAGACGAAATTATTGTTGAGGAAGGGCTTGAGTCCGATAGTGATAATGACGTTGTGGTTGAAGAGGATGAGCAAAAAACTGATGAAGCATCTGATACAGACGATGAAGGAGATTTGGTAGATGTTGTTGTAGAAGAAAAGCCTAAAAAGAAAAAAGGGTTTAAACGTGATAAACGGATAGAAGGTTTAATCAAAAAAAACACTAAAAAAGATTCTGAAATTGAAGAATTAAAAAAACAAATTGAAGTTTTAATGCAAAAAGATGCAGAGCGTACTCATAAAGAAAATGAAGTTACGTTATCTGAGTTAGAAGTTAAGAAACGTGAGGCGTTTGAGTCATCCGATTATGATGAATACAAGAAGTATGAACAAGAAATGAGTAAGATTCAAAGCTCTAACCAAGATATGTCCCCACAAGAAATTGCAGATTACTTTAAGCAGAAAAACCCTTGGTATCAGGTCGATGAAGCTAGATCAAATGTAGCTGAAAACATTCATTCTAAGATGATTAATGATCCTGCTTATCAGCATATGAGTATTAAGCAACAACTTGATTTAGTGTCACAGCGAGTAAATGATATGCCCCAATTCAAGCAGAATCCGTATCAATCAAGTTCTCCAAGCGAAGGAGCTCCATTACAACGTCCAAGTAAAAAAGTGACACGAATTAGTCGTGCTGAACTCGAATCCGTTAGGATGATGTTTCCAGAATTAGATGAAAAAGCGTTGCGATTGAGAGCAAAGGAATTAGTGGAAGCTGTAAATAAAAATCAGGAGCAATAATAATGGAATCAATAAAAATAAAAAACAAAGAAATTAAATTAAGTGAAATAAAAAAACTTGCGAAGCTTAAAAACGGAGTCTATAGTATAATATATAAAGACGGCAAAACCATAAAATCTTTTATGATGAAAGATTCGATTGGGAATGCTGCTATGAAAATACTATCGGAAAGAGACAACGAGTCTCAATCTGCTTTAAACAAGGCATCAGATCAGCCTTTTGAAAAATCTGCCCCAAATTTTAATATTGAAAAGGTTTTAGATGACTTAGAAAGACAAGATTTTTTGTCGGTCGATCATTTATATAAAAATCCTAATCATGTTCCATATTGGGAATCGAGTGAAAATACTGCAAAACGCAGACAGATGGGTTATGTGTTTACAAGACCTGATGATTTGATTGATTTTTCAAGTCATTTTAGAGATGTAAACATTGGCGTAGATGCCAACCCTGATGGCTTAATACAACGGCAAGGATTGGTTTTAATGCATACTACTATAGAAATTAGGGATGCAATAAGAAAACACAGTGCGAGCAAAAAATCACAAGTGGAAGAACTTCATTTGTAATTATGGAGGAATTAAATGGCAAATATAGATAATCCTAGAGGATTAGAATACCAATACGGTGGAAACCCTGTAATGAGAGAGGTTTCAGTAGACGCTTCCAACGGTGCAAGAATCGGCTTAAATGATGGCGTAATTTTAGAGGCTGACGGAAATGTTGCTAGAGTAGCAGCAGGATCAGGTGCAATTTTATCCGATGTTGTACAAGGGATAAAAAATTCTGATGGGGAAACAATTAATTATTTAGCAGCAAGTACAGCAGGTACGCTAATAGTTAAAAAAATTGATCCTTCAATGGTTTTTAAAATACAGGCTGATAGTGGAACGGCGGTTGCTTTAGCTGCTGTTGGAGCAACAGCAGATTTAGTTGTAGCTGATTGTTCAACTGTATCTGGTGTTTCAAGAATAGAACTTGATAGTTCAAATATTGGGACAGGGCAGCAAGTTCGCATAATTGGAAAGGATGGGGACCCTAACAATGCTTATGGAGAACATGTTGATTTATTGGTACAGGTATGCGAAAACGCATCTATAAGTAATACGAGCGTATAGGAGTAATTAAATGGCAAATATTTTACGGTCAAATATATCCCGACTTTTAGTTGAGGGAATAAAAAAGAATTATGGTTTATCATACGAAGCTGCGGAAAAGCATTATCAAAAAGCTTTCCCAACGATTCAAAGCAATAAAGAACTAGAGACTTATAACGAAATTTCAAGTGTGGGCTTGCATAGCACTAAGGCTGAGGGCAGCGAAGCAGCTAGTGACACAATTAACCAAGGTGTGAAGACAATTTGCGTTAACCAAAGTTATGGAAAAAAACTTGATATTACGCATGAGGCAATTCAAGATAATCTTTATGGAGAAATTCTTCGGGCTGCTACAAGCATGGGTCAAAGCACGGCCGATACGATTGAAACAATTTGTATGAACGTGTTAAATGATGGATTTTCAACAACATTAGCAGATGGCGTTGTTTTATTTTCAGCATCTCATCCGTTAGAAGGGTCTGGTGGCACTGGGAGTAACACATCAACAGCAGCAGCATTATCAGAAGCAAGTTTAATTTCTATGTCCACAACAGTAGGGAAATTTACTGATGCTAGAGGCAATAAAATAAATGTAAAACCTAAACTTTTGCTTGTTCCAGTTGATCTTGCTACAACTGCTCATAAGCTATTACACAGCACGCTACAACCTGGTGGAAATAACAACGATCTTAACGTATTCGGAAGAACAGCAGGCAGGATTCCTGAGGGCTATATTTCTAGTGCATACATTTCAGACACTAATGGGTGGATAGTAAAAACATCAGTTGATGGAAGTGGATACCAAGAGCGAGAAAAACCACGCATTATGGAAGACTTCAAACAAGCATCAATGGTTAATCAAATTGTAAGTTATTTTAGAGGAAATGCAGTTGTTTTTGACTGGAGATCATTTTACGGAAATGCAGGAGCATAACCATAAATGACGACTCTTAAAAAGAGTAAAAAGCAGGGCCTATTTGAATATTATAGGCCCTGTGACAGGTGTGCAGGCACAATATTTCTTAGAAGTGAGTTAATACTTGAGCAGCACACCAAAAAATTAGTTTGTAAGCATTGCCTAGATAAACCTAGTTACAATGACAACCTCGCTAACTTTAAAATGGTAAATAGAAATTTTAAATTTGAATAAGGATATTTTATGAAACTTGGACTTTTAGTAAACTCACAGAACAGCCTAGAAATTATCTCAAACCTAAAATTCAAAGCATCAAAATTATTTGAAGTGAGTAAATTTGTTCAGCTTGCAATTGAAGAAATTAATTCATTTAATAAAATTAAAGAGAAAAAAATAAAAGAATTTGGTGAAGAGAAAACAATAAATAACAAACCAGTTTTTGAAGTAAAACCAGAAAATCAACAACAGTTTTTTACTGAAATGGAAGAGCTTTTAAATCAAGATATTGAGTTGGAAGTCCCAGAAATAAGTTTAGAGGCATTTGAAGATGTTGAGATGTCGCCTAGGGAATTTTTATCACTTAAATGGTTAATCAAGAAGGAGGACTAGATGGCGACATCAAGCAGTTATGATTTTGATGTAACAACAAATGACATTATTGAAATGGCGTTTAAAGTTATTAACGTTTTGCCCGAAGGTCAGACATTATCAAATGAGCAGTATGATACAGGCAAAAAAATGCTTAACATGATGGTTAAGTTATGGCGTGCTAAAGGCGTTTTTCTTTGGAAGCAAGACAATATTACAGTGGCTTTGACAGCTAGTAGCAAAGTTAGGGGTACAGATAATATTGATTATGAATGTATTCGTAATCATACGGCTGCTGCTGAAAATAAACCGATAACTGGAGCAAAATATAAAACATATTGGAAAAAACTTACTACCGCTGCTGCTAGTAGTTGGGTATCTGGAACGGCTTATACCAATATTGGACAAGTTAGTTTAGATACTAACATTATTTCATTAGATGATGGGATGGTAAGAGATACAGGTGATGAAATAAACACTCAAATACACAAAATTACTAAAACGGAATATTTGAATCGCTTTGATTCTAATAATTCTGGTAAACCAATTCAGTATTATTTTAAACGTGAAACAACACCTCAATTATACATCCACCCAATACCAGATTCTGCTACTGACTATGTTTTAGAATTTGTGGCTAATACATTTCCAGAAGATTTTGATAGTTCAAATAACAATCCTGATTTTTTTCAGGAATGGCATGAACCGTTGGTTTTAGGATTAGCTGAAAGATTGGCGTTGCAAAATGGGGTAACAGGGCAAGAGTTAAAAGATATCCAAACAAGAGCATTTCGATCATATGAAGAGGCAAAGTATATCGATAACGAAAGTGGGGGACTACAATTTTCCCCTCAATTAAGGTAAGGAGGGAATTATGCCACAAGCAGTACAAGTTGAATATTTAGTTTCAGGGATCATGCATAGCGGTGAACCACTAGCATCAGGACAAGTTTATTTCTATGAGACAGATGGAACAACAGCAAAAACAATCTGGAATGACGCTAACAAGAGCAGTACAGCTAGTAATCCTGTTACCCTAGATTCCAACGGCAAAGGAGAAATTTTCGCTGATGGGACATACACGGTTTTGATTAAAACAAGTGCAGGATCAACGATACAAACGCTAGAAAATCAATATTTTTTTCCGAACTCTGGAACTGTCAGTACATCAGAAATTGATGCTTCTAGCTTTGGGGCTGCAACAAACGCAACAATTTCTGCTGCTGTTTCAAGTGCATCAGGAGCAGATCGGACCGTTTATCTAAATCCTGGCAATTGGGCTATATCAGATAATTTGACGATTCCAAGTAATATTAATTTAAAGTTCCTTATGGGGGCTTATGTTACCGTAGCAAATACTAAAAACTTAACCATCCAAGGTACCGTTGAAGGTCCCAATTACAATATTTTCAGAGGGGGTGGCACGGTAACTTACGATGACAGAACAAATATTATTCCTAGTATTTGGGCTATCGGAGGCTCTCATGATAACTTAACTTTGGATGGAACAATAACCGTAAAAGATGGTTTGTCTATTACTGGAACATCAGCAATTCCTATTAGCATTCAAAGAAATGAAGATGGGGCATCTACTACTCTCATTAAGTTGGATAGAACTTCGGCAAGTCCAGCAGATAATGACTATTATGACGTTTCTTTTAATGCTGAAAATGATAACAATCAACAACATGAATTTGCTCGAATTAGAATGACGCAGCTAGATGTTTCAGACGGAACAGAAAAAGGACAATTTTTATTTAGTTTAGCAGATGGGGCAGATGGTAGCGTTGATGATGTTTTAGCTTTAAATAAAACAGGTGCTACCGTAACGGGGGCTTTAACGGTTAGTGGCGATTTAACAGTGAATGGAACGACAACAACAGTAAATTCAAGCACATTAACAGTTGTTGACCCTTTAATCCATTTACAAACAGCATCAGGGGGTGGCAATTTAAGTGCTGACACAAATAAAGATGTTGGTATCGTCATGGAATATTATGATGGGTCAGCCAAAGAAGCGTTTCTTGGTTGGGACAATTCGGTTGGAAAGCTCACCTTTGTAGCTGAGGCTTCCTTGTCGTCAGAGGTCGTTTCTGGAGGTGTTGGTACATTCGTAGCAAATTTAGAAGGCAATGTTACTGGTAATGTTACAGGAAACGTTACTGGAAACGTTACTGGAAACGTTACTGGTAATCTTACTGGGGATGTTACTGGGGATGTTACTGGAAACGTTACTGGTAATCTTACTGGGGATGTTATTGGGGATGTTACTGGTACAGCGACAAATGCGACTCATGTAACGGTAACAGATAACGAATCTACGGATGAAGATAACCTTATTACGTTTGTTGAAGGGGCGACCAGTTCTACTGGTAATGTTGGGTTAGAAATGGACGGGAACCTTACATATAATCCCAGTACAGGCCGATTAACTGCTACCCAACTTGCAGGAACATTACAAACAGCAGCACAAACTAATATTAATAGTGTTGGTACGCTATCTAGCCTTACAGTTTCAGGTGATGCCACGTTTGATACTTCCACATTAAAAGTGGATAGCAGTAACAATCTAGTAGGTATTGGTACAGCCTCACCTGATTCTTTATTTCATGTTTACCATGCAACGACGAATGGAATTGCTCATTTTGAATCTGGGGATGCAACATGCCAAATATCATTTTCAGATAATCAAACTACAGCTATTAATTATAATGCTATAGGTGTCACAGGCCATAACATGTTTTTTACAACAAATGCAGTTGAAAGGGCAAGAATTGATTCTAGCGGAAATGTTGGCATTGGTTTAACCTCACCAAGTCATCGACTGCATGTTGATAATTCTAGCCTGAATAGCGGTAACACTGGCACTGTAACAAAAATACTAGCAAGTGGAACAACATCGTCTTCCGTAACGGTTTTGAATGTTCAAAACGCATTATCTGTTACTGCTAATGGCGTTACTAGTGGCGATTTAAATCATACGTCCGATATTTGCTTGAAAAAAAATGTTAGAGATTTTCAAAAAACTGGATTAGAAATTTTAAAAGACATGAAACCAAGAATTTTCGATTGGATTCAAGAAGACAAGGGAGATAATATTTTT